ACTTGTCCTTTGTCATTGTCCAACATTGATTGTATTGCTTGCTCTTGATGTGGTCTTAGTTGCATTAGTTTTCTTTAGATGTCTATATTGTAGCAGCAACCTCCTGCTCTGTGTGGATGAATGTGCCAGTTACATAATTGGTAACGTAAAGATGTTTTACCTTTGAACCTGAGTGATCTTTACCTTTACCGAAGTTCTGCATATACTTGAAATCCTTTGTATGAATGTAATAATCTTTCAACATTTCACGATAAAACTCACAATCTGAATGAATAAGTAACCACTTTGCTTTTGTATTCTTCATAGCGTGTACAAGTCTTAGATGTAGATTGTTACCTCCATCCCCTGTAGTATATCCAAGTCTATCTAAGTATGGTGGGTCTAAGAATATCCAATCATCTTCAGTACACTCATCAATAATATCAATCGCATCCCTATTGTATATTGTTGCTTTCTTACTAAAAAAGTTATGATGGTCAGGAGATAGATTACAACTCATCTTCTTATAATGTCCGAAAGGCACATTGAATTTACCCTCTGAGTTATATCTTTCCATACCTGAGAAACATAACTGCCTTACAACAATATATGCGATAGCATATTCTAGGTCACTATGATTAACAGGGTCATTGATAATATCTCTTGATGAATAAAATACTTTTTCTAAATTATCGTGGTCGTACGTCTTGATCTCATCTATTCTTCTCTGTATCGTTGGATAATTATCATCCCCTATCTGTCTGTAAAGGTTAATAACTGCCTTATTAATATCATTTAATATACAAGTATCTCCATAATGTAGTGCAACAGCAGAACCACCACAAAAGGGTTCTACTATCCGTTTGAACTCTTTGGGTGCAAAATCTTTGATCCTAGAAAGTTCTTTTGTCTTTCCACCCTGATACTTGATAACTGGTTTCATATCTATATTATAGCATAGATATATTCACTTTGCAATCATAACACCATTTTTCCAGTTATCAAAGTTCCACTTTTTCCATTGTCCATACTGTTCGGGATCATTTTTTTCATCACTTATCATTTCTAAAAATTTATCATCTGGATTAAATGGTAATGACTTAGCATACTCCCAAAATGGTGTGTCAAATTTAGAACCATTTTGATAATGCCATAGGATTATACTTTCAAGTTGTTTCATATTAGTTCTAATTTTATTATTACAATACTCGTAGGATTGAATTTTAAATATTAAATCCCAAGATTGTCTGCAAATATATTGATAGAACGCAACAGATGTAGCTTCCATCGGTTCAATAAATCCATACATATTACCCTGCAATATAGTTCTACTTCCATTGTAGAAATCTTTTGCCATATAGTTATCAAAAACTAATTCATCAATAATGTAATCTAGTTCAAACCTAGATGTGAAATCATCTATTGCATCCTCTCGTTCTGTAATTTTATTATTATAAAGATAACCATACGATACACTATCTGTATTTGGTATAACAAATGTCCAACCATTAGGAGTTGCAACGCAACGTGTGTAAATTAAATCAGGGTCTTTTTCAAATTTCTTAGATAAAAGTACAGTATTTAAAGGATTTGTGAGAGTGTCATATTTACTCCTATCTCGATTATGCCTACCCCTACAATCAAAAATGATATTTGCATCTATTTCGTTTTCGGGATTATTAATTACTTTTTCGTGTACTCTAAAAAATTTTGAATTTATGACACACTCAGATAATTTTTTGGGTACAAAATGCACTCCCATATCACTCCATAAAAAAGGATGGAATATTTTATCATTTTTCTTTCCCCATCCCTCATACAAAATACCACTTTTGAAGGTCGCACCTATCGGATTATTATACCAATTAATATCCAGAGTATCTGCAATTAATTTTGGTACAGAGAGAGTTGTGCCTTGCCCAACTTTCTCAATAGGGTGGTAATGTGGACTATGATAGATTTCTATCTCAAACTTATTTGATTGTTCTGAAAGATATTTTTGAAAGTGTAATGCAGTAATACATCCCGCATTTCCTGCACCTATAATTGCAATTCTCATTCTAATATTATACTTCTTAAATCTAGTTTTGACAAGTAGAATATATATGTTATAATGTATTTGTTTGCGAAAATAGAATGAAAAATAAATCTAATGACCGTATAACAGATTTTATTATTAGATATGAAAAAATTTTTACAAGGCAAGAGTGTCGAGATATAATTGAACACATCGAATTTTTCGATGAAAATTCTTTATTATACTCTCAAAGGGTAGCAAATAGACCTTTTCAAGATCAAGAAGCAACAAATTTATTTTGCGATGATGGAATCACTCTAGCAGATGCAACTAATATTACCAAGAAAATTTTCCCTAAAGTAGACCCTTGTATAAAAAAATATCTTCAACAATTTCCTATTCTTGGTACTCGAAAATTTTCAGTTCACGACTGTAAAATTAAAAAAATTAAATGTGGTGCTGGTTTTCACGCCTGGCACTATGAAAATGGTGATGTAGCAAATTCTCGTAGAACATTTGTCATACAAATTTATCTTAATGATGATTTTGATGGTGGTGAAACTGAATTTTTATATCAAAATAAAAGAGAAAAAGCATCAGCTGGAGATGTCTTAATTTTTCCCTGTCAATATACACACGTTCATAGAGGTAATCCACCAATAAATGGGGATAAATATCTAGTTACCTCTTGGGCATGGATACAAGATAATGGTAAAGAAACTTATTAATTATGAAAGAACTTCTAGAGGCAGATTTATATGTGGAACCCTTTCCACTAATGGTTGTACAGAATTTTTATAATCAAAATGAATTAAATTTAATATGGAAAGAATTAGATTTTTATACCGCACCAAATAAACTTTTTGAAGCAAAAGAATATGGTGGTGTTGTAGATAGCACAAATGCGAAAGCTATTCTTCTGGATGAACTTTATAAAGGACATAAGAATAAAAAAAATTTCAGAAATATATCAAATATATTGACAGTTAATCGAAAATTATTTAAATGTGGTGTGCTTGATAAATTTTCTCAACTACATGATTGTTGTATTTTAGCACCTAAATGTAATCATGATATTACTAAAGTGAGATACTATCACAATAATGAATATTATGACCCACATACTGATCGTTCAGTACATTTTTTAGCATTTTCTTATTTTTTTAAAGAACCTAAAAAATTTACTGGTGGCGATTTAATATTTCCTAAGTATGATTTTAAATTGCCTTGTGAAAATAATTCTATGGTTATTTTTCCTGGTTGGGTAGAACATGGTGTTAGGAAAGTAACTATCAAGGACTCAGATTATTTTGATGGTTGGGGAAGATATTGTATTTCTAGTTTCTTCAGTTGTATGGATAAATCAGATAATGATGACTGAATATACTCCAAATTTTATATCAACATATGATAATGTTTTAACAAGTGAAGAATGTAAACAAATTATCTATGAATTTGAAGATAGTAAAGAAAAACAAGTTGAAGGTAAAGTTGGTGATAACAAAATAAAAATTGGAACTAAAAAATCAACTGATATAACTTACAATTTTTTAGACAATTCACTCACTACAGAAATTATAGGCAAATCACTACGAAAATATATAAACTTTTATACCAATGAATATCCAGAACTTAATCAGAATGTGAGCAGCTGGTCAACTTATGATTATTATAATGTTCAAAGATATAAACCACAAGAAGGATACTTTAAACCACACTGTGAAGTTATTGATATTAAATCTTCTAGTCGTATTCTAGTTTGGATGTTTTACTTAAATTCTCTTGAAAATGGTGGTACTTTATTTCCTAGATATGAAATTGGTATTAGGGCAATTCAAGGTCGATTGGTAATTTGGCCTGCCTATTGGACACATATACACAAAGGTCAAATAAGTCAAACTCAAACGAAATATATTTCTACTGGATGGTATAATCTAACAATTTAATAAAATCTATATTGAAATCCACCAAGTCCACCATTCCTATGACCGTGTTCTAAACTTGGAGAATGTCCCTCATCAACTTCACTGAAACTACCACCACCTGCTTCACCACGATCACCACCTGCTCCACCAGTTGCACCTTCTGATTCTCCCCCTTCTCCACCTTTTCCACCATCACCACCTTGTTCATTATCGGGAGTTATATTTTCTCCACCTGGTCTTCCATCAGCAACACCACCAGAAGTTCCATCTGCACCAGCAGGGATTCCAGCACCACCGCCACCTCCACCACCACTAGCAGAGTTTTTATCACCCCA